AAGCAGGTTCATACTATTATAAATTCCCATCCGTAGCAATTGTGGATAGTTATGGTGATAATAATGGACAAAAGAAGCAAACGATAGATGGTATTAACTTCGCAAGAGGAATATCTGAAAAAATTGTAGCAAATACTTTATTAACTTATTTAGCACCTGCAACTAAGAGAAGACAAGCGGCTGAAAGATTGAAATCTGGTAAGGATGAATTAAAACAAAGAGCAATTGGATATACAAATGGAGCATTTCCATATTTAGTATATAATGAGGCTAGTTGTTCACGTGATACTGGATTTATTGTAGATGCGGCTGTAACTGATTTATTATATGGTGGAAATGAGAGAGGAATCAGAGCAGCATCTTCATATTATGATGGTCAGTATGGAAGTGCAATAGCTGTGACTAGAGACCAGTTATTAGAAACATTGGAAACAAATCGTTATCTAAGAACTAGAGCAGAGTTTATAGCAGCGGGTGCACCATTAGAATCATTTGGTTCTCTAATTGTGGCAACTGGTATTGACTACTCTTATAATGGTAGTGGTGTAACGTTTAAAGCACTTCCTCCAAATCAGGGTGGTAGTGGTGTTGCAAATCCAATATTTGAAATTACCGAATTGGGTGGAGGTAGAATCTTCTTTACATCTGGTAATCAGGATGGTGACTTTAGAATTGGTACTGGATTGAGTATTAATCAGGCAACTGGTACTCTTGTGGGTAGAACATTTAGTAAATCTCTATTCTCATTAGTAACTCCGTTCTCATTAGCACTACAAATATAAAAAAAAATAAAAAAATAAAAAAATGGCAGAAGTTTTTGTACCCTTAAATCGGTTTCAGTCAGTAGTAACAGGATTGACTGGAGAACCTGATGAAATATATACAACACCAGCGGGTGTATCCTCGATTGTATTATCTTGTCAAATTACAAATAATAGTTTAGTAACACAACCTGTAACTATTTTTGTAACATCAAATAAAGAAATACCAGTACCTGAATTTAGCGATATATACAGTGGTAGTGCGTTTGTTACTTCTTCTCTATCTTTATTGAATTTTAGTGGTAGTTTTGCTAGTGCATCTGTACTACTTAATTCAAATAGACAATTTTTAAGAAAAGAAATAGCGGCATATACTTCTAATCAAAATAATTTATCAGAAACTCCATTTACTTTTATATCATCTTACTTTGAACAAAATACTTTGGATGATGTTGATGCAGTAAAGTATGATATTGCAAATAATACAACAATCAGAACAAGTAAAGCAGCAAAAGCTTACTTTGATAAAAATGGTGTATCTTTAATCGATTCAACTGAATATTCTGCATCTATATTTGCTTTGGACTATTTAAAAGTATTATCAAATCAAATTATAAAAAATCAATCAACAACTGGTTCTGCAGAATCCCCATTGTTATTTCAAAGTGGTGTAACGCAATCGGTATTAACCGGATTTGTAAATGGAACTGAATCTGGAATATCAGCATCCCTATATGTTGTTAATAGTTTAGTCGATGTTATTAAATCTACCATAGAAGCACCTGTATTAATAGAACAACAAGCGGTGAGATTGGTAACAAATGTAACAATTCCACCAGCGGATTCACTTTCACCGGTAGTTTCTGGTAAATTAGTGTTAGAAGAAACATATGGTTTCATAGTATCTGGTTCAACCGAATTAACAGTAGTCCTTTCTTTGCTAGAGAGTGCGAATGAATAACGATAATATTATAGATTAATATTTATAGTAGAAATTTCATATTTATAACAAAGCTAGCAAGAACTAATGGCAATAAGTAATCTATTAACGGGCAGGGTAAGGGTTGTAAGCCCAAAAAATGTAACATCTGATAGGTATCAATTCTTAGATTTATCTCAGGCTGAACCAAATTTGGGAGTACCACCCTTCTCTGCATCTCTATTAACTAATCCTGCGATAATAGTTTCCGATGACCAAGGTAATAGAGGATTTGCAAAAAAACTATTTTTAGAAGAATTTAGTGGGTCTTTTTCTGGTTCATTCCAAGGAGATGGTAGCAAATTAACAAATGTACCATCCGTTGTAGCTCCGTTTATAGCAAGTGGTTCGGCAACTGCATCTTTTAAATCAAATGGTCTTAATGTAAATACCGATACAATAATTGAGGGAAACCTCTATGTGAGTAAATCGATTATAGCAGACCAACTTATAGTAAATGTAATTTCATCTTCTATAATATATTCATCCGGTTCAAATATATTTGGTAACACCAATGATAATATACAACAATTTACTGGATCTGTAAGAATAGAAAGTGAATTAATTGGTAATAATATTACCGGTTCATCATTTACCGGTTCTTTTACCGGTTCATTTTTTGGAGACGGTACAAATTTATTTAACTTACCGAAAGCAACTAGATTAGCAAGTGGTAGTATAACGGCATCAGTTTCTCCGGATACCGGATTTGTAGTTTTATCAGAAATTAGTGGGTCAACGTTTACGGGTTCTTTATTTGTAAGTGGAAATATTACTATACCATCTGGTAGTGGATATTTTAGTGGAAGCGGTGAGGGTTTATTTAATATTCCTGAATCTGCATTATCGTTTTCTCCGTATAAAATCGTAAGTGGTAGTGTAACTGCATCGGTATCTCCTAATTTTGGATTTAGAGTAGAATCACAAGAAAGTGGTTCTCAATTTACAGGTTCTTTATTTGTAAGCGGTACAGTATCGGCATCTTTATTTAGAGGAGATGGTAGTGGATTATTCAACATCCCCGCATTAACATCGACGTTAATAGCAAGTGGTTCTGCAACCGCATCGATTTCACCAAACAAAGGATTTGAAGTAAATACTGCAGCAACTATTAATGATTTTTTAATAGTAACTGGTAGTGGTATTTTTAAATCAACTGTAACAGCATCAATGTTTAGTGGTAGTGGTAGAGGATTGTTTGATATACCTCGTTCTGCTTTAACTCCCGATGCATTAACAGCAACGATAATTGCAACTGGTAGTGTAACCGCATCAGTTTCACCTCAATATGGGTTTAGAGTAGAATCATCTTTAAGTGGTTCTCAATTTACTGGTTCATTATTTGTAAGCGGTGGAAATATACAAGTAGCAACCGGTTCGTTCTTTAGTGGTAGTGGTAGAGGTTTATTTGATATTCCACTTTCAGCATTAGCATCTCAGGTTTTATTAACTACGGTAATCGCAAGTGGTAGTGTATCTGCATCGGTTGCACCTAATACAGGATTTGTAGTAACTTCAATAAATAGTGGAAGTACGTTTACAGGTTCGTTATTCGTAAGTGGAAATGTTGAATTATTTACTGGCTCATTTAGTGGTAGTGGTGACAAGTTATTTAATATACCAATTTCCGCTCTTAGAGATTTAGACCTTTCAAGAATTTCAAGCGGTAGTGTAACTGCATCCATATCACCTGATTATGGGTTTAGAGTAAATACGTTTTCTACATTTAGTGGAAGCATGATAATATCAGCATCAACTGCATACTATCCACCTGAATCTTTGAATACGGTATTCAATGTAACAAATGATTCTAGTGCGGCTTATCGTTTTAACGGTGATTCTATAAACCAAAATCCAACATTAACGTTGGTTAGAGGTGTAACTTATACATTTAATTTAAATGCATCTGGCCATCCATTTTATATTAAAACAACTCAATCTAGTGGTACTGGAAATACATATGATACCGGTGTAACAAATAATGGAATTGATTCTGGTACATTAACATTTAATGTTCCACCAAATGCACCTGATACACTTTATTATAATTGCCAATTCCATTTATCAATGGGTGGCGTAATTAATATTGTAGATGCCATTTTACAAAGAGCTCCAGAAGTTAAGATTATAGGAGATGTGATTATTAGTGGTAGTTTAAATATAAGCAAACCTGCGATATTCAAAACAACCGTATCGGCATCTATGTTTACTGGAAGTGGTGCTGGATTATATGATATTCCTCGTTCCGCATTTACCGGTGATTCATCCAGAATTGCAAGCGGAAGTATAACTGCGTCTGTGGCACCTGATTATGGATTTAAAGTAGAAGCAGGAAATGTTGGTTCACAATTTACTGGTAGTGTTGATATAAGTGGTAGTCTTAGAGCACGTACTATTATATCTAATGAAATAAGTGGTTCTGATATCAGTGGTTCATTTCAAGGAGATGGTAGTAGATTAACTGGAATAGTAGTACCACCGCCAGTTGCAACCGCAATTGTTTCTGGTTCAGTAACCGCATCAGTTGCGCCTGATAAAGGATTTATTTTAACTTCGGTTGATTTTGGTTCTACTTTAATTGGCAACGTTACGATTAGCGGTTCTTTATTTATAAGTGGCTCTAGAGGTGTTGAATTATCTACCGGTTCATTTAGTGGTAGTGGGGCTAGATTATTTGATATACCTCGTTCGGCATTAACTCCTGATGCATTATTAACAACGGAAATCAAATCCGGTTCAGTAACCGCATCGGTTGCACCTAATAGTGGATTTGTAGTAACTTCGATAAATAGTGGTAGTACTTTTTATGGAGAATTAAGAGTTATTACCGGTTCATCTTTCTCTGGTAGTGGTGCTAAATTATTTGATATCCCAATTTCGGCACTTTCGAATTTAGATACATCAAAAATATTTAGTGGTAGTGCAACTGCATCAATTTCTCCAAATAGAGGATTTGAAGTATTTGCGGCAGTATCAAATTTCTCTGGTTCAATATCAGCATCAGTATTTAGTGGTAGTGGTAAAGGATTGTTTGATATACCACAATCTGCATTATCATCTGAAGTATTTAGAATAACAAGTGGTAGTGTAACCGCATCAGTATCTCCTAATTTTGGATTTGTTGTTAATTCTTTTCAAAGTGGTTCATCATTTAGTGGTAGTATATTAATTGATTCATCTTCATTCATATTTTCTGAAGGTACTTATTTAAGAAATATCCCACGTTCAGCATTAACACAAGATGCATTAATATCTACGGAAATTAAATCTGGTTCAGTTACAGCATCTGTTGCACCTGATTATGGGTTTAGAGTAATTTCAATTGAAAGTGGTTCTCAGTTTAGTGGAAGTTTATTTGTAAGTGGTGGCTACATCAGAGTTGAAACTGGTTCATTCTTTAGTGGAAGTGGCGAGGGATTGAGTAATATTCCAGAATCTGCTTTATCATTTAAAATTAATAGAATTGCAAGTGGTTCTGCAACAGCATCAATTGCACCTGATTATGGGCTTAGAGTAAACACATTCTCTACAATTAGTGGAAGTTTTATAGTTTCATCATCTGCAAGAGTAATACCTGATTATGAAATAGATAAGGTATTTATCGTAACAAATGATGGCAGTGGTTTATATAATATAAGTAATAAATTAGTAAGTGGCTCAAATCCAACTTTAACTTTAGTAAGAAATGTAAATTATACATTTAACGTAAATGCATCCGGCCATCCATTTTGGATTAAGACGGTAAATAGTACTGGTACTTCAAACGCATATACTACTTGGGTAGATAATAATGGTGAAGATGTTGGTAATGTAACATTTTTAGTTTCTGGTAGTGCACCAGATACCTTATATTATAATTGTCAATTACACTCATCTATGGCGGGTACAATCAATGTAGTAGATGCATTATACATACCTGCTGAAATAAAATTAATTGGTAATACAAAAGTTGAAGGAAATTTAACAGCATCAATGTTTAGTGGTAGTGGTAGAGGGTTATTTGATATACCGTTTGCAAACATAACAGGAGATGCATTTAGAATCGCAAGTGGTAGTGTAACCGCTTCGGTAGCACCTGATTTTGGTTTTAGAGTAGCATCATTTGAAAGTGGTTCTGATTTTAGTGGAAGCATTAGAATTGATTCCGCATCTTTCATTTATTCGGAAGGTACTTATTTAAGAAATATTCCAAGAGCAGCACTAACGGAAGATGCATTAGTATCATCGGAAATTAAATCGGGTTCAGTAACCGCATCGGTAAGTCCTGTTTATGGATTTAGAGTAATAACTCCATTCACATCTTCATTTGATGAGTTTAGTAATATATTCACTGCTTCAATCGCTTCTCAATTTACTGGCTCGGTTGATATAAGTGGTAGTTTATTTATAAGTGATATAAGTGGTGGTTTATTTATAAATTCATCTTCATTCATTTACGCAGAAGGTACTTATTTAAGAAATATTCCAAAATCGGCATTAACTCAAGACGCATTAATATCAACTGAAATTAAATCCGGTTCGGTAACCGCTTCGGTATCACCTGATTATGGGTTCAATGTAATTACACCATTCACTGGCTCAGAAGTTGGTTCTAGATTCACTGGTTCGGTTGAAGTTAGCGGTAGTATTAGAGCAACCGAATACATTTATGGTGATGGTAGATTTATTACCAACGTACAAGCAGCAGCGGCACCTTTAATAGCTAGTGGTTCTGCAACTGCATCTGTAACAAGTGGTGAAATATTCCAAGTAGTAACTACAAAACTTGGTGAACAAATTGGGTCCGAATTTACCGGTTCAATAGAAGTTAGTGGCTCAGTTGTTGTAAAAGATTATATATTTGGTGATGGTAGATATATTACAAATGTATTTGCACAAGCAGCCCCATTTATAGCAAGTGGTTCGGCAACTGCATCGGTATCAAGTGGACGTAGATTTATAGTAAAAACGAATGAAACCGGCTCATTAATAGGTTCTGAATTTACCGGTTCAATCGAAGTTAGTGGTTCAATTAAAGCAAGTACATTCTTATTTGGAGATGGTAGATTTATTACAAATGTACAAGCATCAGCAGCTCCGTTAATCGCAAGTGGTTCAGCAACTGCATCTGTAACAAGTGGTGAAATATTCCAAGTAATAACTGCAGTATCTTCTGGTTCATATCAATCTCAATTCACATCATCGGTAGCTATTAGTGGTTCAATAACCGCATCTCTTTATTATGGAGATGGCGGTGGATTATTTAACATCCCCCCGGATGCGATTGAAAACTTAGAATTAGAAAAAATCAATTCCGGTTCTGGTACTGCTATAATTGACCCTACTAAATTAAGTGTAAACGTACCAATAACAGCGGCACTTTATATAGGTGATGGTGGGGGATTATTTAACATCCCTGCTAATGCATTACAAGACCTTAAATTGGATAGAATTATATCAGGTTCAGTTCAAGCGGTAATATCTCCAAACAAAGGATTCGAAATTGGAACTAGAACGTTTGTTTCTGGTAATTTAAGTGTTAGTGGTGGATTATTTGTAACCGGTGGAAATGTATTATTATCATCCGGTTCAACTTATTATGGTGATGGTAGTGGTTTGACAAACATTAATATAGCTAACTTATCATTTGAAACATTCTTATTAAAGAGTGGTTCTGCAACTGCATCTATTTCACCTAATAATGGATTTGTAGTTAATACATCTTCATTTGTTTGGGGAGATTCGTATGTTGATAGAAATTTAAGAGCAAATAGTATAACTGGTAGTAGTTATATTTTCTCTCCATTAATTAGTGGTTCATTTTTAGGAACTTATAACTTCCAAGGACTAGGACCTACTGCATCTGTAGAATATGATATTTTAAGATATGATGAAAATAGAGGATATTTTATCCCTCAACCTGAAACGTCATTAACTGAAACCGTTTCATTTAATAATGCAAGTGAAATAACTATTGTACACAATTTGGAAATACTTTATCCAATGGTGCAAGTTTACGCTACTGGTTCGGAAGCACAAATTATACCATCCACCGTTGAATCGATTGATGAAAATACTATAAAGATTACATTTAGTGGATTGACAAGTGGGCATGCTGTAATTGGTAGCGGTGGTTCGTTGGTAAATGGTACGATACCTGGTGATAGAGTAATTGGTAATGTGTTATCGGCTTCATATGCAGTTAGAGCGGGTGTAGCTGAAAGTATTGTTGGATTTAATTCCGCATCGTTAGCAGCTTTGGGTGATTTAGAAAATTTTGTAAGAAATTCTCAAACAGCTTCGATGTCTGTATTTAGGGCGGTAAGTTCTTCTTACGCATTAACGGCATCATACGCATTAAATGCAGGACAAGGTGGTGGTACTGAATTATTTATATACCAAACCAGTTCATTGGTAAAAGCACAAGTAGGAAAAATTCATTTTACTGGCTCTGGTGTTAATGTGATATCGTCTGGTTCGGATGGGGTATTGGTAACCATATTAGGAGGTGGTGGTGGTGCTGGTGCTGGTGATTTACTTAGTTCGCAAACTTCTTCAATGAGTGTGTTATTTGCACAAACTGCATCGTTAGCATTCACTGCATCATACGCTCTATACGCTTTAAATGCGGAAGGGGTAAATACAGCATCATTTTTACAAGTAAATAAAGATAGTAATATAAACGCTAATTTAACTATTAGTGGTAGTTTAGGAGTTAGTGGTAGTGTATTAATAGGAACATTAGTTTCTGGTTCATCGGAGAATGTGGTAGTTTGGAATAGTTCAACGAAGAAATTAGAAACAAGAAATATAGCAGGCGTACAAGGTTCATCTGGATTAGATGGCTCGGCCGGTACATCTGGAACCGAAGGTTCTGCGGGTACTTCTGGAACATCTGGAACATCTGGAACCGAAGGTTCGGCTGGTACTTCTGGTACATCTGGAACAAGTGGAAGTGAAGGTTCTTCTGGAACTTCTGGAACGGAAGGTTCGGCAGGTACATCAGGAACTTCGGGAACTTCTGGTACATCGGGAACATCTGGTACAACCGGTTCTGAAGGAACATCAGGAACATCAGGTACAAGTGGCACAACGGGTAGTGATGGTACATCAGGAACTTCTGGAACTTCTGGAACTGAAGCTTCGGCTGGAACTTCGGGAACTTCTGGTACTTCTGGAACAAGTGGAAGTGAAGGTTCTTCTGGAACTTCGGGCACTAGTGGTACAAGTGGGTCATCTGGAACGTCAGGAACAAGTGGTACATCGGGAACTTCTGGAACTTCTGGTACTGCTGGAACTTCGGGAACTTCTGGTAGCACTGGTTCATCCGGGTCATCAGGAACTTCTGGTACATCCGGTACATCCGGAACTTCTGGTAGTGAAGGTTCTAGTGGAACATCAGGAACATCAGGAACATCAGGAACATCAGGAACATCTGGTACGGGTGGAAGTTCTGGTACAAGTGGTACTAGTGGTTCAACTGGTACTGCAGGTAGTGCCGGAACTTCGGGAACATCAGGAACATCTGGTACATCGGGAACATCTGGAACAAGTGGTGGAGCCGGTACGGATGGTACATCGGGAACTTCTGGTACTTCTGGTACTTCCGGTGAAAATGGAAGTAGTGGTACTTCAGGAACTTCGGGAACTGCTGGAACTTCCGGTAGTGATGGTATATCGGGTTCATCGGGTACTTCGGGTACTTCTGGAACATCTGGTTCAGCCGGTTCATCTGGAACGTCAGGAACAACTGGTTCTGCCGGTTCTAGTGGAACTTCTGGTAGTAGTGGTACATCGGGAACTTCTGGTAGTGAAGGTTCATCAGGAACATCTGGAACATCTGGAACGTCAGGAACTTCTGGTACAACCGGTAGTGATGGTACATCAGGAACTTCTGGTACATCCGGTTCGGCAGGAAGTTCTGGAACATCAGGAACTTCTGGTACAACGGGTAGTGATGGTACATCAGGAACTTCAGGAACAACTGGTTCGGATGGAACGAGTGGAACATCTGGAACATCAGGAAGTGATGGCACTTCCGGAACATCGGGAACTTCTGGTACAACTGGCTCTGCTGGTACAAGTGGAACATCAGGAACTTCTGGTAGTGATGGAACATCGGGAACTTCTGGTAGTGATGGAACATCAGGAACTTCTGGAACTTCTGGAGTTGGTACTGATGGAACGAGTGGAACTTCTGGAACTTCTGGAATAGATGGCTCATCTGGAACATCTGGTAGTGATGGAACATCAGGAACTTCTGGTACAAGTGGAACTTCAGGAACAAATGGGTCTGAGGGAACTTCGGGTACTTCTGGTATAAATGGTACTTCGGGTACTTCTGGAACAAATGGTACATCTGGTACTTCTGGAACTGATGGGACAAGCGGAACATCGGGTACTAATGGCTCGGAAGGAACTTCTGGTACGAGTGGTATAGATGGCTCATCAGGAACTTCAGGAACAAATGGTAGTAGTGGAACTTCTGGTAGTGATGGAACTTCTGGTACTTCTGGTACGAGTGGAAGCGGCGGAACATCGGGAACATCGGGAACTTCTGGTATAGACGGAACATATTTTGGTAGTAGTGGAACTAGTGGAATAAGTGGCACGGATGGCACGAGTGGTACATCTGGAATTGATGGTACATCGGGTACAAGTGGTACATCGGGAATAGATGGTACATTCTTTGGTAGTAGTGGTACATCAGGAATAAATGGAACTGATGGAACTTCAGGAACATCTGGTAGTGATGGTACATCTGGTACATCTGGAACATCAGGAACTTCTGGAACATCTGGAGTTGATGGTACAATGTTTGGAAGTAGTGGTACAAGTGGTACATCTGGTGAAAGCGGCACAAGTGGAACTTCTGGAGTTGGTACTGATGGAACGAGTGGTACATCCGGAACTTCAGGTGCAGATGGAACGTTTTTTGGAACAAGTGGGACAAGTGGTGCGGATGGAAGTAGTGGTACGAGTGGTGCCGGTTCATCTGGAACTTCTGGAACTTCTGGTACCTCTGGAACATCTGGAGTTGATGGAACATTCTTTGGCAGTAGTGGTACTAGTGGTGAAAGTGGAACTAATGGAACTTCTGGAACATCTGGAATAGAAGGTACATCTGGTACTAGTGGAACTTCTGGGTTAGACGGAACATTCTTTGGTAGTAGTGGAACGAGTGGTTTAATTGGAACGGACGGAACATCCGGAACATCGGGGGCCAGTGGTTCATCTGGAACATCTGGCACATCAGGAACTTCAGGATTTGACGGAACATTCTTTGGTAGTAGCGGAACATCAGGAACTTCTGGTACTTCTGGTACATCGGGAGTTAGTGGCTCATCTGGTACATCGGGTACTTCTGGAACATCTGGTGTTAATGGTACAATGTTTGGTAGTAGTGGAACTTCTGGTACATCCGGTACATCGGGAACTTCTGGTGAAAATGGTAGCAGTGGCACATCCGGTACATCTGGAACATCTGGTGTTAATGGTACAATGTTTGGAAGTAGTGGTACGAGTGGAGAGAGTGGTACATCGGGAACATCTGGAGAAAATGGAACAAATGGAGTTAATGGTACATCAGGAACTTCTGGAACTTCTGGAACATCTGGTGTTAATGGTACAATGTTTGGAAGTAGTGGTACATCGGGTTCAAATGGTGCTACGGGTACAGCTGGCGCAGATGGTTCTTCGGGAACTTCTGGAACAAACGCTCCGGGATTTTCATCCGGAACTTCGGGAACTTCTGGGGTAAGTGGTAGTAGTGGTAGTAATGGTGCAGCTGGTACATCTGGAACAAACGCACCAGGATTTTCATCTGGCACAAGCGGTACAAGTGGTGCAAGTGGTTCGGCAGGAACTTCCGGAACAAACGCTCCGGGATTTTCATCTGGTACATCAGGAACTTCTGGAATTAACGGAACCGGTGGAAGCGGAGGAACGAGTGGTACATCTGTTCCTGGTGTAACATCGGGAACATCGGGTACTAACGGATTCCCAGTTACGGGAACAACTAATAATGGAGTACTTACTTATATAGATAGTCCAGTTGGTTCTCAAGTAGAATCTAATTTAACGTTTGATGGTACTAATTTATCTGTAACGGGAAATATAGTATCTTCTACCTATATAAGTTCTACAACATTTAGAGAAACATATTCAGACCAAGGAACTGGAGGAAGCATAACATTTGACCTATCAACTGCAAATAACTTTAGAAGACAATTTAATGGTACATCTACGATTGCATTTTCAAATCCACCAGTATCAAACGCATTTGGGTTTACTTTAGTGGTTGTAAATGCGGGCTCATATTCTATAACATGGCCAGCTGAAATTGATTGGGTAGGCGGAATTGCTCCTATATTAACATCATCCGGTGTAGATGTTTTAGTATTCTATACTTATAATGGTGGTGGTTCGTATTACGGATTTGTAACCGGTAAAAATTTAAGTTAATAAAGTTATGAGTATATTTAGAAGATTGATATCATCAGATTCATCGCAAGTTTTTCCCTTTGTATTTAAAGTTACAACAACAACTGCAAGTACTGTATTTACGTGTCCTTTGATTGATTATGGTGGATTGACACCATCGTTATATATAGATTGGGGTGATGGTAGTAGTTCTCCATTAATAACTGTATCGAATTCCGTAAATAGAATCCACACTTATACTAGTCCCGGAACATATAACGTAACTATAACTGGATTTATGCCAGGTTTTGCAGTAAATAATAATTCGGCAATTAGAACTCTTATAACTGAATTAGTTCAATGGGGAATTGTTGGATTAAGAAGTGTAAATTTTTATGGTTGTTCAAACTTAACAGCGATACCTGGAAGTGCATCATTGAGTGCAGTAGGTGGTTATACTGGTTTAGATGAGATAGTTACTTTTTCTAATTTTATGAATGGTACTAGAATAACATCAATACCTTCGGATATATTTGATTATTCACCAAAAGCAACAACATTTAGTAGTACATTTGCATCAATACCAACAATAACATCAATACCAACTGGATTATTTGATAATGTTCCTTTGGCAACATCATTTGCATCTTGTTTCTTTGCATGCCAAGCTCTAACAACAGTACCATTAACATTATTTGACCAAAATGTAAATGTGACGAGTTTTTCTGGAACATTTAGAAATTCTAGAGCAATAGTTGATGTTTTACAATTTACATATAATACAGCAGTAACAACTTTTAGTAATTTATATAACATGAGTTCCACAACAAATGCTTTAACAGGTACCGCTCCTGAATTGTGGAATAGAGTACCTGCACCAGCTGGAACTGATGCATTTAATAATTGTACTGGATTAACAAATTTCGCATCAATACCTATAAACTTTAAATAATATGTACTTACGAATTATAAACGATACGATTAATTATCCATATACTATTAACGAATTAAGAGGAGCATATCCAAATGTAAGTCTTCCTGCAACTATTACTGATGAATCTTTAATTGAGTGGGATATGTATGTAGTTCAACCAACCCCAATACCAGTTGACTATACAAAAAATATTACGGAAGGAACTCCTACTTTAATTGATGGGTTTTATTATAAAAGTTGGGTAGAAACGGACGCTACATCAGAAGAAATTTCATATCGAATAGAAAATCAATGGGAAACAATACGAATTCAAAGAAATGAATTATTGACAGAATGTGATTGGACACAATTATCTGATATCCCATCCGAAACAAAAGAGGCTTGGACACTATATAGACAAGCATTACGAAATATTACAACACAATCCAATCCTTTTTCTATTAACTGGCCTGTGAAACCTTAAAAGGAAATTATTTTATATTTATACCTATAACAAAAAGTATATAGATATAGATGATTATACATAGTCCAATATTTTCGGGTTCAATTACACAAGCTTCATCTGCTTACGCAAATTTAAGTGGTTCATTTACGGGTTCTTTAACCGGTTCATTTAAGGGTACAATTGATGTGCAACAAGCATCATTTGCTAACTTAGATGTAACTAATAGATTATCGGTTAGTGGTTCAATTAATATGACTGGTTCAATGAATTTGACTGCGGGTGGGTATTTAGTGGACGGTGTAAACGTATTAGATTCAGCAATAGCTTTTGCAATAGTATTAGGATAAAAATAAATAAAAATGGCAAATACATTTAAAAATAGTATAACAGGTTCAATCGGGACAAACGGTGTTAAAGTATATGAATCTCCAGCTGCAACTTCTGCAACAATAATCGGTGTGAATGTGGCAAATGCAGCATCACAAAATATTTCAGTAAGTGTAATGATGCGAGATACTTCTGGAAATAAATGTGTATATTTGGTAAAGGATGCTTTGATAGTACAAGGTGGTTCAAATATAATGGTAGGTGGTGAACAAAAGATTGTATTAGAAGCAACGGATTTTCTTTCGGTAACATCTTCGTTAGCAAATTCAGCAGATGTAATTGTTTCGGTATTAGAATTGACATAATAAAAAGATATATTAAATGGAGTTTAACGGAAAAAGTCCTAATGGGTTAAATCAGACTAGTGTAAATAGTGTATCACTTTTTGTGAGTGGAGCATCTATATTAAATGCATCATCGGAATCTGTAAATGTTGTAGGAAACTTTAGTGCTTCCGGAATACAAACAAATTTAATTGGAGTAACTAGTGGGTCTTCATTACAAATAAACGCAAATACACAAGTTAGTGGTTCTATTACCGCATCTTTATTTAGAGGAGATGGTAGTGGGTTATTTAATATTAGTGCGGCATCAATTGGCGATATAGATAGATTAAAATCAGGTTCAGTAGTAGCACAAATTTCACCAAATCAAGGATTAAGAGTTAATACTGGCGTTACTGTAAATGATTTTTTAATAGTAACTGGAAGTGGTATTTTCAAAGGAGATATTAGTGTAGCTGGTAAAATAACATCTACTGAAATACATACAACATACATTTCATCATCTGTAATATATTCATCTGGTTCAAATAAATTTGGCGATTCTCAACTCGATAAACAAGAATTTACTGGTAGTGTAGCAATTTCAGGTTCTATGTTTGTTACCGGCCTCCAAGCTGATAATGTAACAAACGAAGTATTGGTTATTAATACCGCAACGGGAAAGATAGGAACTAAATTTGCAGCAGCAACTTCTGGTACGTCTGGTACATCAGGAACTTCTGGTACAACTGGTAGTGAAGGTACTTCTGGTACTTCTGGTACATCAGGAACTTCCGGTAGTAGTGGTTCATCAGGAACTTCGGGAACTTCAGGAACAAGCGGAACTTCTGGTAGTACGGGTTCTGCCGGTACTTCTGGAACGTCTGGCACATCAGGTACATCCGGAACGTCTGGTACATCGGGAACATCTGGAATCGATGGCACATCGGGTACTTCTGGCACAAGCGGAACATCCGGAACATCCGGAACTTCAGGTAGTACAGGTTCTGCAGGTACAACGGGCTCGGCTGGTACATCTGGAACTTCTGGAACATCAGGAACTTCTGGAACAAGTGGAGAAGATGGTTCATCAGGAACATCTGGTTCAGCTGGGACAAGTGGTACTAGTGGAACTTCGGGAAGTGGTGGTACAACTGGTACTGCCGGCTCAACCGGGTCTTCTGGTATAAGTGGAACAGCCGGTACAACTGGTTCGGCAGGTACATCTGGAACTTCTGGAACTTCTGGAACAAGTGGTACTGCTGGTAGTGGTGGTATAACTGGAGCCGGTGGATTGGGTGGTACGAATGGTAGTGGTGGAACAAGTGGAACGAGTGGAGCGGATGGTAGTAGTGGAAGTAGTGGTTCTAGTGGTACATCAGGAACTTCGGGAGTAACCGGTGCAGGTGGAACCGGTGGTTCAGCTGGTACATCAGGAACTTCGGGTACATCAGGAACTTCGGGTTCAGCTGGTACATCAGGTTCAGCTGGTACATCTGGTGCAAGTGGAATACAAGGTTCATCTGGTTCGGCAGGTACTTCAGGTACTTCAGGTACTTCTGGAACTTCTGGAACTTCTGGAACAAGTGGTTCGGATGGAATACAAGGTTCATCTGGCTCGGCCGGTACTTCAGGAACATCTGGAGTAAGTGGTACCGGTGGAAGTAGTGGTACTTCAGGAACATCTGGAGTAAGTGGTTCAGCTGGAAGTAGTGGTTCATCTGGAACATCCGGAGAAAGTGGTTCATCTGGAACATCCGGAGTAAGTGGTTCGGCAGGAAGTAGCGGAACTTCTGGTACATCAGGAACTTCAGGAACTTCAGGAACATCTGGTACATCAGGAAGTAGCGGAACATCTGGAGAAAGTGGTTCGGCGGGAAGTAGTGGAACTTCTGGTACATCAGGTTCAGCTGGAACAAGTGGGTCTTCTGGTACATCAGGAACTTCTGGTACATCAGGAACAAGCGGAACATCAGGAACTTCTGGTTCATCAGGAGCTTCCGGTTCATCGGGAACTTCTGGTACAAGTGGTTCGGCAGGAACTTCCGGTACAAGTGGAACTTCTGGAACTTCTGGTACAAGTGGTTCATCTGGAACATCTGGAACACGCGGTACATCAGGTACTTCTGGTTTATTAGCATTAACTGGTACAACTGATAATGGTGTAATTACATTAAACGGAACTGCACCAAACGGAACTGTTGAAGCAAATTTAAAATTCGATGGTAGTACATTGACGGTAACTGGAGATGCTACAATTAGTGGTAACTTAACTGTTAGTGGTACTACAACATATATTAATACAACAACTTTAAATGTAGGTGATAATATCATTACACTTAACGCAGATATTGGAGCATCAACTACACCAACTGAAAATGCTGGTATAGAAGTTAAGAGAGGTAATGCAGCAACAAAACAATTTATTTGGGATGAGGGAAATGATAGATGGTCATTTGATGATAACGTAAACGTAAGTGGTAACGTAGTTCTTAGTGGTACAATAGATACTGGATTAGGTGCAACTGAAGTTTATTTAATGAACCAAAATATCAGAACAACGGATGCAGTAACTTTTGCTACGGTTAATACCGGACAAGGTGCTAACGAATTATATGCAATGGACCAAAACGTAAGAACTACGGATGGTGTAACATTTGCAACCGTAAATACCGGACAAGGTGCTAACGAACTATATGCGATGGACCAAAATGTTCGTACAACTGATACTGTAAGATTTGGTAAAGTAGAAATTGATGGTGCATCGAATTATATAGATACAAATGGAGGATATTTTAGTATAACATCTGCGGGTAATGAAATAACGCTTGGGGGCACTGCAAGTTCTATGTATATTAATTATCGCGCGGCTTTAGGTGGAACTCCAACTTCATATATTTGGAACGCGGGTACTCCATCTACATTTGCCAATCATACGATGGGTAGAATAGATGCGGATTCTCTATACGATAGAAATGATACGACTTTTTATATAAATCCAGCTGGAACTTCAAAGGCAAGTACAATAAATGTAGATAATCTTAATACTGGTAACTACGTTAATATTGGTTATACAAATAATAATGAATCAATATCAACTACATCATTTAGAGGTATAGATTTTCATACAACTAGTGATTTTAACTATTATATTGGTAAGCCGGCAGGTGCTTGGACACAACCATTACATATACATTTTTATACTGGTATAAGACTTCGTTCTCATCATTCATACGGTGGTACTCAATTTTATAATATAGCAAATAGTGTTGCTGTTGCAAGTTTCAACGATGGTGATAACCACTTTAGAACTTTCTACAATAGTTATTTGGGTAATAGTAGTGGTGATTTAACTTGGGTTAATGATACTCTATATGTCGGTGCAAGTGATAGTGGAGATGCTGAATTCCGTTTTGGTGAAGATAGTAGTGGTTGGTATGGTGATAGATGGTATTGGGATAGTGCGTATAATGTATATCGATATAGTAGATATGCCGGCACCGATTCTTTAATTCACTATCATGATACAAGAGATGCTGCGAGAATTACTTATGGAAGAAATATTGTATTTGATGATTTTGGAAAAGGTATAGTTGGAAATTATGATTCCGTTAGATTGCAAGCCGTATTTGCTATGGGTGACTCTTATAAAATGGCGGTAAATGGATTGGCAACTAATAATATGTATGGCATCGCATGGTCTCATCCAAATGCAGGTGGTTTGGGTGGTGCGAATAATTTGAATGACCATGGTTTGTTAATAATAAACAATGGTTCTTTTAGAGCATCGATTTCATCTCGTATAGTAGCATCGGAAGAAGTTAGAGGAACACTATTCAGAGATTATACTGATACTGGATATTTTTTAGATCCTGGTACAAGTGCAACTTCATTAAGAATAGCAGGTGGTATAAAACAAAATAACTTAGTAGGTAGACCTTACGCAGTTTGGGGAGCCAGCAGTAGTACAACTGGAGCAGTTGTTATTAAATTTCCTGGTAATACTAGTAACTATGGAATGATACATGCGGTTATTGACATTTATGAATATAACGGAAATAATGCATGTACTGTAATAGTTGGTGGACATAACTGGAATGGTGCTTGGTATAATTTCGGAGCAACTCTTGTAGGATATACCGATAAACCAATTAGAGTTGGTGTTAAAGATGGTAAATATTGTATCGTAATTGGTAACGGTTCATCTGGTTGGTCTTATGGACAGGTTGTTCTTCGTAAAATACAAAATGGTTCATATTATAGTGGAGTAATGGATGTTGCGGAAGGATATACTGCAGCAATAGAATCAGATTCCTACTCATATATATCTAGCAATTTAAGTGGATTTAGAAGTACAACAATTCAGGCTACTTCGGCAATGTATTCTCCAATCTACTATGATAGTGATGATACTACATTTAGAATAGATGGTGATAATACGTCTGTTCTTAGAAGATTACAAGTACGTCCATCGGGAGGTAGTCCAGGTGACTCTATACAAATATATTCATCTGGAGTACATCAATATCCACAAATTTATTCTGATGGAGCTCTTGAAGCAATGTGGAATTATAGAAATACATATGCACAATGGTATGTTGGTTTAAGAACAACATCTCAATTAGTTGGTATTACTGGTTTCCATTTTTATAATACAACATATGGACAAACCGTTGGTGGGTGGAGTATCGATGGAATTGGATATGCAATATCTTCATTTAGAGCACCTATATTCTATGACCAAGATAATACTGGTTATTATTTTGATGGAAATGGTACTACTGTAATGAACGTATCATACAATTATGGTAGACATTATTATGATAACTATTTAGTAAGCCGTAACGAAGGTGGTATGATGGGTAGTTATAATTCAACCGGAACTGCTTCTAAAGTAATTTGGACAATCGGTGAGTCTTGGCCAATTGGTAATATGTACGGATTAGGATATGAATATGCTAGTAGTACATTCTTACCTGGTGACCCGCATGTTATTGCATTAAGAAACAATGGTAGTACCTATACTAGATTACAAATGAATGGTGGTATTTACACCACTGGAGCTATATATTCAACCGCGGCATTATATTCACCAATATACTACGATTCGGATAATACTGGATATTATGTGAATGCAGCTGGTACAACAAACCTTGTTTATTTAGTTGTTGCAAACGGAAACTCTATTCAACATAACGCATATAATAACAATGGTTCATTTATGATGAATAACGCATCTACCTATTGGGGTATGATTAGTAACGTATCTGCAAATGACTGGAGATTGGGTTATGGTGGTGGTAACTCTATTGTTGGTTGGAACTTAAGATGGGATAATGGTAGTACTGCTTGGGCACAAAGTTTCCAAGCTAATATAATGTATGATGCCCAAAATACTGCATATTATATAGACCCTAATGGTACATCTTATTTAAGAGGTAGATTAGAAGTAGCTGGTGGCCACTACGATTCATCTCTTAGAATTATTGCTAGAGGAAATGAAATGGGTACTGGTGTACCATCTTATTTACAAATGTGGGTATCTGAACCTGGTGTGACTTGGAATGATGGTGGTTTTGGATTTAACGTACATAATAATGGTAGTGGTCCTGGTGGATTTGATAGAATAAATACGGGGCAGGGACAAGCATATATGAGGTTTACTTCAGCTGGTGATTGGTATTTCTATAACACGAATACATCCGGTACTAGAGTTACTAATATGGAAATGTACCCAAATAATACGGTATATTTTAATAACTATGCAACTGGTGGTAACTCATTAAGAGCACCAATATTTTATGATTCAAACAATACTGGATATTATGTAGACCCAGCTGGTACTGCTAGATTAAGTTATGTATTATCAAACGGTGGTATTAGAGTTGATTCAAACGAACACATTTATTTGGATTATAACTACGGACAAACTATTTTTGGAGTTTATACATCAACTAGATATCAGGGTATATTCTCAATGGGTACTTCTTGGAGACTTCCTGTTGATGGTACATCTCCTGGTAACTTATATGGATTATCTTGGTCACATCCTAATGCCGGCGGACAAGCTGGTTATTTGACTGACCACGGATTGTTAGTAATGGTTAATGGTTTAACATACGCAGCACTTACAAGCACAGTTTGGGCAAGAAGTGATATGAGGTCACCTATTTACTATGACCACGATACTGGATACTATTTCAATGGTAATGGTGATAGTAACTGGCAAGGTTTGACCGATTATGGTAAAATGAGAATTGGATTGACCGGTAAAGGTAACTACCGTAGAAATGATTATACTGGAGATACTAATTATTGGATAGGTTCTATGGGATGGGGAACTACTGATATGAACTCAGTAGCGGGATGGGGTTCAGGCTTTATTGATTCTTGGTCAAACCCAGGTAATCAGCCGAGTGGTACATCGCATTGGGTTGGTACACAAGCTTTCCATTATGCGGCTGGTGGAAATAATAACACTGGTTGGCAGTTGGTTGGTGGACCGATAAGTAACTTAAGATTTAGAAGTGCTTGGAGTGGTTGGAGCGGTTGGTGTACTGTTGCAATGCATGACCGTAATGATGGTAGTGGTGGACCTTTATATGCAGGGTATTATGCCGATAGTAACGATACTGGATATTATTTAGACCCTAACTCAACATCGGATTCTGCTTTAAGAATTAGAGGCGGTACTCTACATGGACCTAACCCAACTTGGGGAGCATATCTTTATGTTGGTTCTAATGGTAGACCTAACTCATACGCATCTGTTGTGACAACTAATGGTAACTTACACTTAGATTGCCAAAACGGATATGAAACTTATATCAACCACTATTCTGGAAATAGAACGTATCTTTATGAGATAAGAACAAACTTTATTTACGATAGAGATGATACTTCATACTATTTAGACCCTAATGGTACTTCACAATTAAGTAGATTTGCACAAAGAACACATGCCGCGATAAATAGGGGTTATCATTGGAATACCCCTAGATTTGATTATACTGGTGATACTAACTATTGGACAGGTACTTTCGGTTGGGGAACATCTGCTGGAAACTGGGATAATGCTTGGAAAGCTGGTTTTTCTGGATGGGATATTTGGGGTGGTGGAACTGGTCACCCTCAAGGTGGTGGTTACATTCACGCTCAAGGTATTGTATCCGGTCAACACTATGCAACATCGGATGGTGGTGCGGCGTATGGTTGGATGATGGTAGGTGCCGGTGATGCAACCGCAAATAGATATTGGGCAAGAGGTAAATGGGGTGGTGGTACATCTGGATGGTTAGAATTCGTAATGAGTGGTTCTAATCCTGGATATACATTGTACGCATATATAATGTATGATGCAAATAATACTGGATATTATAGTGACCCTAATGGTGATTCTCGTTTAAGCGCAATATACATAGACCAGGGTTATAACTACGGATGGTGGAGAAACTATGGTTGTACTGGATTGTATAACCAATCATATGGTAGAGGTATATGGGCAGCTGAATGTGGTGGAAATTCTTATGGTAACTATACAACTTACGATGGTGGTAGAAATGGCTGGCAAGGTTGGGGTATTGGTTCTAGACACTGTTTAATGAGTACCGGTGGTGATAACATTGGTATACATGATAATAGTAGAAGTTGGTTGTATTATTGGGGTGGTGATTATCATAGATTCCAATATGGATATTTCCAAGCGGATGGCTCTATAAGAAGTCCGTTATTCTATGATAATAACAATACGGGATATTATATGGATGGTGATGGTAGTTCTCGTATGTTTAGAATTAATGCAAACCAATTATACGCATACGAATGGGTATTCTGTCAGGGAAATATCATCGCTTACTATTCTGATGAAAGATTAAAAACAAAAGTTGGCAAGATTGAAAACCCAATAGAAAAGATTTCTCAATTAAATGGTTTCTATTATGTGAACAATGATTTGGCAAAATCAGTAGGATACACCGATGAAAAAGTACAATTGGGTCTTTCAGCACAAGAAGTTCAAAGAATACTTCCTGAAATTGTAACATTAGCGCCATTTGATACTGAATTTGATTCGGAAGGTAACGTGATAGGTTCTAAGAGTGGTGAAAACTATTTAACAATCGATTATGATAAATTAGTTCCACTTTTAGTAGAAGCTATTAAAGAACAACAGGTTATAATTGACAAACAAAAGAACGATATTTCTGAAATTAAAGAAATGTTGAAAATCTTAACTAACAATAGATAATAATTATTTTTTAAAAATAATATATTTATACAATATAAAACACAATATTATGGGATTAACATACGAATGGAAACTAACAGGCCTTAAAAAGCAAAACGCTGACAATATCAGCGATGCGGTTGTTGGTACACAATGGAAACTAACCGGTACGGATGAAGATGGTAATTTTGGAACATTTAGTGGAGCAACTCCATTTAAAATTTCGGAAATTAACACAGGTAGTTTTACCGAATATAGTTCTTTGACAGAAGAGCAAGTACTTAGTTGGGTAAAAAATCACGTAAGTGGTGGTGCTGCAAGTAATTATATGGAGCATATCAATGGACAAATTCAAAAAGAAATAGCTAGTAAAAAATGGACTAAGCTTGAAGTTAATGAAGCAGACTTGCCTTGGTCACCTATATCTGGTAGTACAGTAGCTCCTACTGTTAATGAACCAGCTCCGGTTGATTAATTTAATCGAAACTAAATTTTAAATATCCAAAGTGCAGATTTAATAATAAATTTGTGTTTTGGATATTTTCTTTATATTTATATGAGTATTAATGTAGGTAATAATTAATACACACTTAAAAATACAAATAGCACAAATAAAATGGCAGAAAGAATCGTATCACCCGGTGTATTCACAAGAGAAAATGACCTTTCCTTCTTATCGCAAGGGGTAGGTGAAATTGGAGCAGCGTTTATAGGACCTTTTAAACAAGGACCGGCGTTTATCCCAACAATTGTTAGAACACAATCAGAATTCGAAGAAATTTTCGGAACACCTGATGGAACTTATTATACTGAATATGCAGTACAAAATTATTTAAGAGAAGCTGGTAGTGCAACTATCGTAAGAGTAGGCGGAATTGGTGGTTACCAACAAGTAGCACCTTTAGCGATATTCGCATCGGGTTCATCCCTACAATCAGTAGGTACTAAATTAATTGGTTTATTGCATTCAACTAAAGCAGGTGATGAAGGAGTTGGTTTTACCGGAGCAACTGTTGTTAGCAATGATGCAACCGATGGTTCATTTGTAATCAACACATTAACTGCGGGAGTAAACGTATCAGCATCAATCCTACCATCAGCAACAAACGATTTATCCGATGTATTTGGTGAATCTCCATTTGGAGCAAAAACAGCATACGCATATTCATATTTTGAAAACGTAGCTGGATATTATACTGGTTCTGCTGGAAACAACATCGTAATAACTAGAGTGGTATTACCAACTCAGAATTTCGCAAACGATGCAACTGAAGCACAAACTCCAACCGTTAAATCTCAATTAATTAGTGGTGAAAGATACGATTTATTTAACTTTGTAACTTTAGGACATGGTACATTATATAATACTAAATTCAAAATCGGTATTTCTAATGTAAAGGCAGCTGGTGAAGATGGTTCAACTGATTATTCTACGTTTACGGTAACAATACGTTCATTTAATGATACTGATAAGAGAAAGACTGTAGTTGAAACATTTAACAATGTAAATTTAGATGCAGCATCTCCTAACTATATAGCTAGAAGAATTGGTGATAGATATAATACAATCGACAATGCTGGTAAAATAACTGAAAATGGCGATTATTCAAACAAATCAAAATATGTAAGAGTAGTTGTATCAACACCGGGTTCATTCCCAATTTCAGCAGCACCATTTGGACATGGAGCATATACAAACCCAATTAAAGCAACTGATAATGCAGAATCACTTTTAATACCTGCAGTAACATACCAAACTAATTCTATTGGCAACTCATCATCATCTCCAATTTATTATAGTGGATTTGATTTTGAAACATCCGCTGTTAAATTGGATAATTT